TATAATAAGGGCAGTCAGACAAGGACGGTGATATTCATGACTATGGGCGAACGCATTCACGAGAGAAGAAAAGCTCGCGATCTTACTCTTGAATACGTAGGGAACTTTGTGGGCGTTGCGAAAAGTACCGTGCGTAAATGGGAGAATGGCGATATTGAGAATATCAGCGCGCTGCGACTCCAAAAGCTCGCAGTCGTTCTTGGTACGACTGTCGACTACTTAATGGACGGCGTGACCTCAAATCTGCTTTATAAAAACGTTGAGGCTATGCCAGACGTTCGGCCAGTGCCCGTGATCGGAAAAATCGCTTGCGGCGAGCCGATTCTTGCTAAACAGAATATTGAGGGCTATGCTGAGCTTGATCGGCGTGTACGCGCTGATTTTGCTCTTCGCTGCGTCGGTGACAGCATGATAAACGCGCATATCTTTGACGGTGACTTGGTATTTATTAAAGAACAACCGGACGTCGATAATGGGGAGATCGCAGCGGTCGTCATTGATGATGAGGCTACGCTTAAGCGCGTTTACAAATACCCCAACCGACTTGAACTCCGTCCTGAGAATCCTTTGTTTCCGGTCCTGCAATACGAGGGCGACGAGCTTAGCCAAGTGCATATTATCGGCAAGGCGATCGCATTCCTGGGGCAAGTCCGATAATGGTAAAGGGTAGGCCGTGGACGAGAGAGGAGCTCATTGTGGCCTACGCGCTTTATTGCGTGATTCCTTTCTCGAAGTTGAATAACAGCAACCGAACTATTAAAGACGCAGCGGAGATAATAGGCCGGTCACCTGCGGCGCTCAAAATGAAGATTTGCAACCTTGCGGCGCTGGACCCTGACTTCCTGGCAACTGGGCGCGTGGGACTCTGGGGCGGAATCTCGAAGCTCGACCGAGAGATTTATGAGGAGTTCTCGAAGGACTGGGAAGGCCTGAGTACGAAGGCGGAGAGCATTGTCGGACTGCCACTCTTTGATCTAACTGAGCCGGTCTACAATGGAGACCCGCACCGGAAGAAGAGTTACGCCGAGATTGCAGATAAGCAGGCGCGGAAATTCTTCCGAAAGTCGGTCATTTCGGCGTATGAAGGCCGATGCTGTATCACAGGGCAGAGCATACCGCAAATGGTGATCGCGAGCCATATCAAGCCGTACTATGTATGCGACAAGAGCGAGCGCGCGAATCCCGCAAATGGTCTCTTGCTCAATGCGTTCTATGATCGTGCTTTCGATCAAGGGCTTATGACGGTCTTGCCTGATCTTACAATTCAGGTCTCGGACTACGTGAAGGACAGCTACGACGACCAAAATACGAGAGACTGGCTACTCGGCGTAGAGGGTACAAAAATCATCAGGCCGAAGAGGTTCGCACCAAATCGCGACATGCTGGCCTACCACAATGAGTTTGTATTCCTGAGGTGATTCCATGCAGCGAGCAGTGATATACGCCAGATACAGCCCTGGACCAAATCAAACAGAGCAGTCAATCGAAGGGCAAGTCCGAGAGTGCACGAAGTACGCCGAGCTGCATGATCTCCGAATCGTTGGAACCTATGTCGACAGGAAGATTTCTGGCAAGACAGATAATCGGCGAGAGTTTCAACGGATGATCGACGACAGCGAGAAACACATATTTGACGTCATCATTCTGTACCACACGGACCGCTTTGCCCGTAACCGATACGACAGCGCGATCTACAAGCATAAGCTAAAAGAAAACGGCGTCGAGCTGCGATACGCAACGACTGACATTCCAAAAGGGCCCGAGGGAATTATCCTCGAGAGCATTATGGAAGGCTGGGCCGAATACTACTCAGCCGAGCTCAGCCGAAAGATAAAGCGCGGAATGCGTGAGAGCGCCTTGAAGTGCCACAGCACAGGCGCGGGACGCTGCCTGGGGTATCGGACCGCGGAAGACAAGTCCCTCGTGATCGAGCCAGAAGGCGCGAAGGCCGTGCAGACGGTTTTCGACATGTATATCAAAGGAAAGAGCCACGCCGATATTTGCAGGTATCTCAATGACTGCGGCTTTAGGACTGCGCAAGGCAAGCTCTTCAACAAGAACAGCGTCACCCATATCATTAGGAATAAACGCTATATCGGCGTTTACACATACGATGATATAACGATAGAGGACGGGATTCCCGCGATCATTTCGAAAGACACTTTTCATCTTGCACAGCTTGAAGCTGCACGGCGTAAAACCGCCAAGAGACCAAAAGAGCCAAAGGCTGAGTACCTGCTAAGCGGCAAAGCCTTTTGCGGGCATTGTCAAAAACCTCTCGTAGGCGTGAGCGGTACGGGCAAGTCAGGAAACAAGTGGTACTACTATTATTGTCAGGAATCACGTGCCAAACGCGGCTGCACGAAAAGACCGGTCAAGCGAGACTGGCTTGAGCGCGAGGTTGTTGAGAGAACAGTCGCCGAAATCTTACAGCCTGAGGTCATTCAGCATATTGCGAAGAAATGCTATGACCTACAAATGGAGTACCGCCAGGACAACAGCGATGTACTCTTTTACGAGCTCAAGCTGAAAGACGTCCGCAAGGCAATCAAGAACACTATGCACGCCATCGAATCTGGCGTTAAAACGAAGACGCTACCTGCGAGACTGCGAGAGCTTGAGAACGAAGAAGAGGCGCTCGAGGCAGAGCTTGCGATCGCAAAGGCCTCTGACTTTGTGATAACTACGGACCAAATTGAGTTCCTGCTTACCCAGTTTGCAGAGCCCTGGGAATGCGAGAGCGAGGAAGAATACCATCGCAGAATTATCAAGTGTTTCGTCCATAAAGTTTTCCTATTTGACGACAAACTGCTGATCTACTACAACGTTAGTCGAGACGGGAAAACTCGCGAACAGAGTGAAGCAGAATTGCTTGAGGAGGCCCTGGGCGAAGGGTTCGACAAGCGCTCTTCCGGCTCCACCATTTTAATCGCTGGTCGAACACCTGAATGCGAGATTATCGTCTTGCGTTATGGTTTCTGGCTGGCCCTCGATTTGACCGTTCAGGCTTAACCTGGGCGGTCTTTTCGTTTAGGGTGGTCGAGACTCCTCGGCAATGCTCTTCCAGTCGATTCTCTTTCCGCAATCGGGGCAGAACGAAAAGCGAGTCAAATCTGTGCTGTGCCGCCGATCGGCGTACTGCTTAAGCGTAAAAACCTTCGCATAGAGGCTCTCGCAGCTACAAAGCGCGGGGTCGTCCCGCAAACTGCGGTTATATTCCTTCTGGTCTTCAATGTGATTCTTGAGCTCGTCCAAGGTCACGAGAGAGGAATACTCGGACCGATGAAGGATTCCAATATAGCAGTCTATAAGTCATTCCTCCTTAAACTATCCTACGGGGCTCCTGGGTGGCCCGTATCGCGTTTTAGGTCTGGGGTCCTGGTGTTTATACTCCCAGATTTTGGACGCGATACGGACGACCTGGACTTACGCCACGATCTTGCAGCGCGTGAGCACAGTCTGCTTGCAGCCTTTATACTCGTTATGCTCCTTGATCGTGCCCTTGAAAACGATGGAATCGCCCTCGTTAACCTTCGTCAAAGCGTCAGGCCAGGAAGCCGTCTTCCAAATGAAGTGATGGCCTTCGGCGTCGGTAAAGGCATAGATCGCAGTGGAGCCCCATTGCGTATCGAAGAAGCTGCGACGATCAAGTGCAAGAGTAAGCTCAACCTTCTGCCCGAGCTCGCCAAAGAACTTAGTCTCAGGCATGAGGCTCGCTTTGTACTCTTCTTGTAGGCGCTTGACGTACTCTTGCAAATAGTAAACGTCATAGGGCCAGTCGAGCATGCCGTTCGGCAATTCACGAAGTACGGTCACGGTCTCTTCGTCATTCTGAAAGACAATCGTGTCTTTGGTGATCTCACGGGTTGCGTAATTGGGATTCGGCTCGGGGAAGTGCCAACCGAGATTGTAACTGAACTTTGCGCCGGCGGCTTTCAGGTCTTCGCGGATTGCGTAGGTATCGCCGAGCACGATATAGGTCTTACCGTCTTTGGAGAAGCCCTCACGCTCAAGAAAAGCCGCGTTTACGGCGGGTGCTGCTTTGCGAGCGCGCTCAAGACGCTTGGCATCGAGCTCGCGCTGATACTCAGCACGACGAACGATGACTTGCGTGGGGTGAACACCAGAGCCACCACAAAGGAAACACACGCCGCCCTCAACGTGGGCGTAGTAATAAATGTTACCGGTGCCGCCGCATTTCGGGCACTTGCAGTCGGTATAGTAGTGGGTTCCGTTTCGGTCAACGCGGTCCAGCGTCAGGTGCTCAAACTCGCTAAAGTCATTATTCTCGACGACGTACTCTCTTGCCATGGTATCAACCTCCATAATTGTCGTGGTTTATTGCTCTCAACAATTATGATTTTACCGTGTTTAGTAAGTTTCGTATGCCGACGAACTGCTCGAGATTTTACTGATTTCGCTAAGCACTTCTGACAGGCGCTTATTTCGTGCCAGGCAGGCGAATGAGCTCGCTCTTAGCCTTGGCGCCATTGCGGCCGGCCATTTCGATGGTGTAACCTGCGACGCTGCGATAGACGCGGATATTATTGCGGGTCGCGTTGGTGAAGCCCTTGCGCTGTTTCAGCGAGCGAATAAGCGTCGCAGAGGGCTGGAGCTCGGTGCGGGTATTGCGATCAGATGCAAGGTATCTTGCGATGACCTTATCGCAAGCGACCTGCTTTTCTTCGAGGGATTCGGTAAAGGCCTGACCACGACCATAGCGAGACAGGTCATAGAAGTTTTTGGAGTAGAGGGGCTCAACGTCACGATCTTCAAAGGCGTCGGCGCAAGAGATACGAACGACCTGCAGGGTCAGACCCTCAATGCTTGCAGCGCGTTCCCAGTTGTGGAAGCTGTCGACCTTGACGCGGACGCGATCGCCGTTTTTCTCGAGGTCCACGCGGAACTTGTAACCGAAAGAAGCGTTCATCCAAGAGATCATATAGCCCTGAGCCATATACTCGGCAACCTTAGCGTTTGCAGCAGCGAGAATGTCCTTAAGTTTCAGCATGATAAATACCTCCGTAATTGTTGTGGTTTATTGCTCTCAACAATTATGATTTTATCGTATTTAGTAAGTTTCGTATGCTGACAAAGCGCTCGAGGATTTACTGAAATTAGTAGGCAAAACCGCCAAAAAGAAAGAGGTTACCAGTACCTCTTGATTTTCTTGCCGCAGCGTTTACACCGATAGACGCCGATTGCGTCAACGCCGGCCGGCGAGCATTCATACTCGGTATCAACCTTAATATAGTCATGCTGTTCACAAGGACAAAGGCGGTCCTCAAGTTCCTGTACGCGATATGTAAGCCGAACGACTTCGGCTTTAAGAGCTCGCCGTGTTATCATGCTTTTTCGCAACTCCTTTCCCGCAAGAGTCCCCAGGCTGGACGATTCCCTTATAGCCTTTCCCGCACTCGCCATAACAGTCGGAGAAAGTCAGGTGCTCACAGTCTCCGCAATGGACTTCGGGCTCGGTCCAGTCGATCGCCTGTCCGCATTGCCCGCAGAAGTTGGCCGCGCTTTCGTCGGCGTTGTGGAGCCATTCACCGCTCCCGCAGCAAGGGCACTCCAAAATGCTTGTATCGCCGTCAGGGTAAGGACTCTTCGGCGTGTTGAGCTCGCTGAGGTGTCTAAACTGGTGCGCGCTGCCGATATTCTCATACCGCGCGAGCATTGCCAGAGGAACCCCAGGCGCGCACGGCGCAGCAAGCGCCCAGCCGGACGGCGTTCTCTTTGTCAATCGAGCCATGATCTTTCCTCCTTAATATGTATCGCGCTCGTCCCAGTAGGAATAGCGCTCTTGCCAGTGAAGATAGTCGGGACCGAAGATGCGCTCTTGCGCCTGGTCGATCTTTACGCGCCAGTATTCAGCCTCATCGCTCTTAGAGAGAGCAAGCCGAGTCTTATCGAATAACTCATTAAAGGCCTCGCAGACGCGCATGAGCCGTTTTGAGCCGAGCGCGCTATGGCCCATGACCTCGGGGTCATTGAGGACAATAGCCATTGTGTCGAGGCAGAGCTGCGCGGTCCAGTCCGCTATGATATTCGCGCCGAGCTGTTTCTTCATCTGCAGTTCCTGGGCATAGGAGCTTTTCGACTTCTGAGCCGGCCCGCGCTTTTTACTTTTCGCCATGTCAACCTCCTCTTACAGCGAAATAAACGAAATAAACAAAACAGCAGTTTTTCCATATAGAATATTAAAATTAAGCGTTTGAGTTATAAGTTACTTCTTAATTTCTATCTCTTATATAGAAAAACTGCTGTAACTGCTGTAAAGTCTCAAAAAGTCAGTAATAGCAAGGCTTTCGTCTTACAGCAGAGAGATAATTCTCTCCGCTGTAAGACTGCTGTTTGCTGTAGGGCGATACAGCAAAGGCCAGGCCTCAGTAGCAGAAATATCGACCGTAACCGAGACCGCTGTGCCCGCAGGGAAAAGCCCTTGCAACCTTGCGGCGATAGCCTCGGGCGAGAAGCCGCCGCAGAAGGTCAAAGAGACCCGCGTGAGTTCGGTGTTTTTTTGTCGGCGCAAACAGGCCCACGCTCGGGGCGGTAAGCATTGAGGAAGCGCAAGGTCTCCTGTCGGGTCGTGCGTCCCTGGAAAGTGATACCGAGCTGCTTTTTGAGGTAGTCCCCGCAATAGGCCTCGCTGACGCCGAACATACGACTGAGCGCCGCGGGCCCGACCTTAAACTTCGAGAGGATATGCTTGATATAGTCCTGCTGCAAGCTCCTCGGCAAAGCTCTGAACCTGTCCCAGGAAAGAGCCTCGTCGGGCTTGAGAGTATGTACTGGGCCGTTCATACGTTCCCATTCCTTTCGTGTTAAATTATCGCTGGAAAGACCGCAGCGACGACGGCGAGAGCTGTCATACTTATGCGAGCTCCTCGCGGTGATGACCTTCTCTTTGACGTCTTGCTTGTAGATATATTCGGCGTCATCCATGCGCGGTCCCTCTACTTGGCGAGAATGTCTTCGGGCTTGCACTCAAGCGCCTTCGCCAGTTTCACGGCGGTCTTGAGCGCAATATTCTCAGGGTTGATCTTGCCCGTCTCGATCTGGTGAATCTTCATATAGTTAACGCCGCTCAGTGCAGCCAGGCCCTTCAAGGTCAAGCCTTTCGCCTGGCGCAGTTCTCTTAATCCCATCGGAATCCTCCTTCTTACTTGTCCCCAGCCCTGACGGGCTGGGGATTCTTAGATTACAGATTAAACACAGAAGC